ATTCAAACTAAAATTAAAAACAAACCTTCAACACATATTTTTGTTTTATATATTTTAGTTGCAATCGCAATAATTATATAAGGAGAATTTATGGCTGGAGGTAGAGATGCTTCACAATCTGATTTTGGAGGTTCATCAAGTTCATCATCATCTGGAGGAGGAAATGGTGGCAGAGAATCTTATGGAGGTGGAGGACAATATTCAGCTCCTTCTGCTCCTTCAGCACCAAGTGGTAATGGTCAAGTAGATGTAGGTTTTCAAGAAGCATTAAGACAACAAGCAATCAGACAAGCAGATCCTGTATTTGGCGACCCTGATCCTCAAGTAGATGTATCACCACAAGACAGAGATAGTATTACAAGTTTTTTAGATAACTATGCTGCTAATGTAAAAGCCAATCCTTTTATGGTAGGTACTATTGGTGCTTTGACAACCTTATATCAAACTGAACAAGCTAAAAATATGTTAATGGACACACCAGGTTATGAGTTTTTAAATGACTATAGTATTTCAGATGATGGTGTTGTAGGTGGAGATGGAGGATCTGATAGACTTGCAACTCAACTAATAAGTCAATTACCTTTAAGTATGACAGGTGCTACACCTCAAGAATCTATGGTCAATCAATACTTTGCTAATTTAGGTATGGGTCAACAACCTTTGAGTTCTAATTTGCAAACAAGCTATAATAATGCTAAAAATAATGTTAATAGTATATTGGGTGTAAATCAACAGTTTGGCTATTCTACAGCTCCCTATGGCTTATTAAGTAGCACAAATTTAGCAGACAACCCTTTTAATATAGAATATATGACAACAAGAGGATTAATATAATGAGTATAGATAGATTTAGAAATTTAGCTTACAACCCATTGGTTCAATTAGGTCTAGGTGGATTATTAGGTGGACTATCAGGTCAAGCACCTGGACAAGCATTTGGTCAAACTGGTAATCAATTTATGCAACTTGGCAGACAATTAGAACAACAAGAAGCATTAAAAGTATTATCTCAAATGCCAGAACTTACTACATTACAAAAACAATTATTACCTATAGCACCAGGAGAAGTTGTTAAATCTTTATTAACAGAACCAGAAATAGAAAAACAAACAAGAGTTTTATCAGATGAGGAAGTTAAAAAACAATTTCCAAAATTACCTGCTGGAACTATTGTGCAACAAAAACCAAATGGTGAATTTACATTTAAAGAACCTGCTGCTGGTGTTGTTAAAGAAAGAGCAAAACTTAAAAGCACAGTCGGTTTATTAGATGAAATAGAAAAAGGATACAACGATTTAAATAAACCTGTTGGTGGTGTATTTGGTGTTGGTTTTGATCCTGATAGATTAAGTGGACAAATTGGTAAATTTACTGGTTCTGAAAAAGGAAAAAAATATGCAAAATTTCTTGCTAACATAGATAAGACTACAACTTTTTTAACACAAGCAATTTCTGGTGCAGCAGTTAGTGAAGCTGAAGCTGAAAGAATAAAAAGATTAATTCCACAAGTTACAGATACTGAAGCAGTTTTTGAAGCTAAATTAGAAAGTTTAAGAAAATATTTAAATGATGCTAGAAAAAATTATGGTGATGATATTAAAGGAGCAATAGAAAATTTAGATATTTCTCAATATGAACCAAAGTCAAAAAGTAAATTTGAATTCAAAATAGGTGATGATGGTATCTATGATGTAACTGGAGGATAAATGGCAGTTATTACAGTTAGAAATTTAGGACAAGTCAGAATAGCAGGTGATACTCCTACAGAACAAGAAAAACAAAGAATTGGTGCTTTAGTTCAAAGACAAAAAGAAAAAGCAGAAAGACGATCTTTACCAGGTATTGTTGACGACATAGACATAGCAGAAGGTAATGAAAGAACTGAAGCTATTGAAAATTATTTAAAATCAAAAGAGTTTGCTAGACTAGCAACAGAAGTAGGTTTTGCTGTTGGTGGTGCTATGACAGGTGGTACATTAGCTGCTGCAAGATTAGTTTTAAGACCAGCACTACAAACTTTATATAGATCGTTAGGTGCAGGTGTAGGTCAAGCAACAGGTGCAGGTATTGCATCAACTACATTTGATCCTAAAGATGAATTATCAAAAGATGTGTTAAGAGCTTTTGCACAAGGTGCAACATTTGAAGCTGTTGGTGCAGCAGTTCCTGCATTAATAAGTAAAGTTAAGTTAAGAGGAATAAAAACTACAAAAGAAGCTGATGAAGCTGAACAAATAATTCAAGCACAAAAAGAAAAATTTTCTGATGTTTCAAAATTAGATAATGAATTAGCAACTGCATTAAAAGAAGGTCAATTAACACCTGGATTACAAACTGAAAATAGATTTATAGATATTGCAGAAAATGTAACAGAAAAATCTTTATTTGGTGGTGGTAAACTTATAAAGGCAAGGAAAGGTGCTGAAACATTAACTAATAAATTTTTGGATGATTACATTTCAAATTATGGAGATGTAACAAGAAAAGATTATGGTAATTTATTACAAAGAGCTATTACTGGAAATGTAGATGAATGGAAGATAGCATCTAAAGGTGCATATAATGCTTTAGATCAAGAATTGGGAAAAGTTTCTGGTGGTGTAAGAGTTAATATAAAATCAATAAAAGAAAAAGCACAAAAACTTTTGGATGAAGCAAAACCAACAGCAGGATTACAAAAAGATGCTTTAAAAATTCCAAGAACTATTTTAACACAAAATGATTTTGTTCCTTTTAGTGTTGCTAATTCTATAAGATCGAATTTTCTTGGTATTACAAGATCGACAAATGAATTAATATCTGGTCAATCACAAAGATATGCTGCAACTTTAGCAAGTGACATTACAGATGCTATGGCAGATGTTGGAAAAACTAATTTATCAGTTGAAGCAAGACAAGCATACAATTTTGCACAAAAAACTTACAAAGATGGTGCTGAAATTTTTAATACTAAATTAATTAATAAATTAATTAAAGAAGACCCTGAACAAGTTTTCAAAACTTTAATAAAACCTGAAAGATCAAGTACAGTAGAAAAAGTATTTAAAGCTATTAACAAAACAAAAGATCCAGTTGTTAAAAAAGATTTAAAAGATAGTTTAAAAGGTGCTTTTTTGTTTGATCTAAAGTCAGAATCTATAAAAAGATATGACACTTTAAGAGGAGATTACTTACTTAAAAATCTAAACAAATATGGTGATTCTGTTTTAAACGAATTATTTACACCTACTGAACTTGCTAGTGTAAGAGGTTTATTAAAATCATTAAAAGTTGCACAACAAAAAACAGTTGGTGAAGGAGTACCTGGTGGTGTATTTATTCAACTTACACAAGCTGGTGCTTTACTTGGTTTAGGAACTGGTATGTTTACTTTACCTTCTGCTGCTATATTATTAACACCAAAAATTATATCTAATCTTTTTACAAATCCTAAATTTGTTAATTTATTGAAAACTGGTTTTGCTTTAAAACCTGGTGATCCTAAATACTATAGATGGTCAACAAGATTTATAAATGCTATGGTTACTGAAGGATTAATAGATAGAGATGAAGCAGATGATGCTTTAGATGAATTAGAATCAACAAGATAAAATTATCATGGAAAACTTATCTCAACAAAACGAAAAGAAAATTATAAAACTTGAGGGAGAGTTAAGACTAATCCACCACAAGATAGACACAATTAAAGACAATCATCTACTACATATTGACCAAAAGATTAACAACATATACAAGGTGATATGGTTCGTAGCAGCACTAGGAATAACAAGTCTTGTCAATATGGTAATGACAATTCTAAAATAATCTCTGAAAGGCAAAAAAAAACTTCAATAAAAGGAACAGTTGGCGAATACGAAACTATTGCTAGACTTACCAAAGAGGGTTTTTTTGTTGCTAAATCAGTAGATCCTGCTTGTCCTTTTGATATTGTTATCGTTGACAAAGATGGTAAAATAACACTCATTGATATTAAAACAAATACCTTTAGAAAAACAAACAGAGGTAAAAGTTTAAAAAATAAACCCAAAGGTTCTTACAGAATATGTAGAAGTCCTACTAAAGAACAAAAAAGATTAGGTATAAAATTAATAATGGTAGATTATGAAAAATAAACCACTTAACATATCTGAATCTGCTGCTGTGCAAATGCCAATGAAAACAGTAGCTTCATTAATTTTATTAGTTGCTGCTGGTGTGTTTGCATATACAGAGCTTACTGCAAGGCTTGTGTCGTTAGAAACATCAAGAGAATTATTTGAAAATGATTTGCTTAAAAAATCTGAACAAGTACCTACCGATCAGGAACAACATTTTTTAATTGAGGATCTTTATAAGTCTGTAGAAAAAATGGAAAAGACTCAAGAAATGAATATGACTAATAAAGTCAACATAGAATTTTTAAGAGAACAACTAGATAAAGCATTAGCTGATATTGAAGAACTAAAAGACAAAGTTAGAGAAAATGGAAAGAGTTACTAGAAAAATAGTTGAGTACATTAGTGATATGGAGAAGAAAGCTAAACAAATGAACTTTGTAAAAAATTTAAAAAAAGAAGTAGAAACTGGCAAACATGGTACACAAAAATATGTTATCAAACAAGGTCAGAACAAAGGTAAAGTATTATGATTGAAACAATTGTAGCTTTATTAATGATAGTAAATAACGAAATTAAAGAACATAGAATACAAGTATCTATGAGTGAATGTTTAAAAGGTAAAAGAGTAGCATCAAGATCAATAGATAATAATGTTACTTATCAATGTATTAAATCAAAAGCAGAATTAGAGTTAAATATAGATGGTAGTAAATCAATTAAAAAATTAATATTAGAATAATGGATAAATATATATACAAAATTTTAAGTTTCTTTGACAACTGGATGGAAAGATTAGACAAAGTATTTTTTCCACCCAAAAAGAAAAGAAAAAAGAAATGCAAAGATTGTAAATGCAACTGCCATTGTAAAGAAGAATTGCATACACATTGGTATGATGGTGATCTTTGTACTTGTGATAACTGCAAACATTAAGGATTTTATGAGGTGTAATTATGGAGAAATTTATGATAATACTAGAATGTTTATGCAGAAGATTATATGGTCTTGTTTGGAGATGGAGAATAAGATTAACAACAAACTTGGAGAGAAGAAATGTACGAAGAACTAAAAGAAGAAATAAAATTACATGAAGGTTTTGTACCAAGAACTTATGCAGATTCACTTGGAAAAAGAACCATTGGCTATGGACATTTGTGTGTAGAACCTGAACAATGGGATGATGATAAAGAATATACAAAAGAAGAATTAAATGTTGTATTTGAAAAAGATTTTAATGAAGCTCTTAAAAATGCTGAACATTTAATTGGTGAAAGAAGTATCAACGATACAGCTAAAGAAGTTATTATTGAAATGGTATTTCAATTAGGCATTGGTGGTGTGGGTAAGTTTAAAAAACTATGGTCTGCTTTGGATAGAGAAGATTATGGTGAAGCATCATTTCAAATGTTAGACTCACTTTGGGCAAAACAAACACCAGCTAGAGCAGGTAAGTTAGCTGGTAAAATGAGATCAGCAAAGGAGGCATAATGTGGTTAAATTTAGCAGCTAAATTAGTTCCAGGTATGATTAAAACTGGTATGTCTATTGCTTCAAATAGAAGAAAAGCAAAAGAATTACAGTCAGTTGCAGAAATGCGTCATGCAGAAAAGATGGCTAATGGTGAACTAGAATATAAAGCACAAGTTTTAAAATCAAACGATCAAGGAATAAAAGATGATATTGTTTTATTGGTTGTCATACTTCCAATAGTTGTACTTGCTTGGAGTATTTTTAGTGGAGATCCAGATGCTAAAGAAAAATTAGATTTATTTTTTGAATATTTTAACAATTTTCCAGAATTTTATAAATGGTTAGTTCTTGGGATTTTTGGTAGCATATATGGTTTAAAACCAGGTATGGATTTATTTAAAAAAAAATAAATGTCTGACAGTATAGATATAATTAACGAATATAAGGATCAGGTTCGTATTCTCAAACAAGAGGTTGCAGAATTACAAGATGCTGGTAAATCTAAAGATTCTGCTAACAAAAGATGTTTGCAGAAATTAGAACATTTAACCAAAGACCTTGAAGACGCAAACAAAAGAATCAAAGAGTTGGAGGAGAAAAAGGATGATAAATGAAAATAATGCTTACAATAGTTATGTGCAGCACTCTAGCCAACACTTGCCTAGAACCATACACATACCCTAAAGTTTATAACACTTATTACGATTGTTTGTTAGATGGCTACCAAAAATTATTAGATAAAACTAAAGAAATAGGCAGACAAGAAACAAATCAATTTCAAATATATTCAAAGTTTGGTTGTATAGAAGTTATTGTACCCCCACCTAAACCAAAAGTAAAAACATGATTTATTGTGTAGTATGGAAACAAGATGATAAATATAAGATATTCACTAATACAATCTTTCAATCTGAAGATAAAGCTATTGAATTTAAAGACAAACAAAAGTCCATGCGTAAAAAACATGATTGCAGAGTTGTAGAATTTGATTATAAATACTTTGATGGAGTTGATAAAATAGATTAATGGCAATAGATAAATCAAAAATGAAATGTAATTCACCTAGACGACAAGTACAGGGTGGTAAAAAATTTGTAGTCAAAGCCTGTAAAGGTGGGAGAGAAAAGATTATTAGATATGGCGATGCCAACATGACAATCAAAAAAAACAATCCAGCTAGAAGAAAAAGTTTTAGAGCAAGGCATAGATGTGCTAGTGCAAAAGATATATTTTCTGCCAGACATTGGTCTTGCAAAAAATGGTGAGGTCTATTATAAAATTAATAGTCAAAGCAAGGATGCTGTATGCTGATTTAAGAGGTCATCATGGTAAACGATGGAACTATGAACCTGGCGATTGGTATATGGGTCGTAAAAACAAAAGGAGATAAGTTATGTATATGAAAAAGAAAAAAAATAAAAAAAAGAAAAAGAAAAAAAATAAAAAAATGAAAAGCAAATATTAATATTAGGTGTAATCATTTTGATGGTTGGGTATGGTCGGTGGGTTAAAAGGAGATAAATATGCCAAAAGGTAAAAATAAAAAGTATAGTAAAAAACAAATGAAGATAGCAAGAATGGCTGCACCATTTGATAGAATAACTGGTGCTGACTTTGCTAAACTCAAAAAAAAGAAAAAGAGAAAAGTATGATGAAAACAGTTAAAGCACCAAAAGGGTTTCATTGGATGAAAAAAGGAAATTCATATAAACTTATGAAAGGTACTTATAAACCACATAAAGGTGCTGTTAAGATGGCTAAATTTACAGTACAGAAAAGACATACAGGATGAAACAAGCAATTCTTGATGCGTTAGAAAAAAGATATGAAGCTCAAATATCTGAAGCTGATGCTACAATTAAAATTTATTTTAACAATAGTGTAGGGATTGGAGAACACCCACAGCACATTGATGAGGTAGATAAATTAATTGAAAAGATTGCTAATGCAGAAGAAAAAATAAAAATATTAAAGGAGTTTGAATAATGAAAAAAGGTTATCACAAAACTAAAGATGGTCGTACAGTTAAAAAAGGATTGTACTATTATATGAACAAAAGAAAAAAAGCTGGTACTAGTCGAAAGGGTAAAGGTACAGTTTCAAGTAAAGCATTAAAACGATCAAAACAAACTGCCAAAAAATCATAAAAAAATTTGGGTTAAATCTAAAACTATAATCACATTAGTTGGAAATTGTAGATATTGTTCAGCAGAGATTTTAAATAGCGATAGCTTTGTAAGTTTTTATCCTAAAGGTCATGCTCATTACGAATGTATGCGTAAAGCTGATGAAGATAAAACTTATGAAAATGAAAGTAAATTTGATTGGTAGTGAATAGGGTTGTGTTCTTTATTGTTTATTTAAGTATTTGACCTTTTTATTATACTTTCGTATAAAGGTATTGGCTAACTTTAGTTTAGTTTGCCATTTACTTATTAGTTTTTGGTAGTGTTCTAATTTCTTATTTCGTTTTTCATCTTTGGATAAGATAACGATTTTAGGTTTTAGAACACCATTAAGCCAATTTTTAGAAATAACAAATTTTAAAATTGCTAATTCTAATTCAGCTTGTTGAATTGAGTGTTCATATTTTCTTTGTCTTTTTTTAAAACCAGAATAATATTTATAAATACTATGACTGGTTTGATGAACTAACTCTCTCCAACCTTTACGCATTGTTGTAGGATCACCACTTAAACAAATAAAAGTATCCCACCAAATATTTCTATATCTGGATATTGGGTATCTTATTGTAGGTGGTGCAAATTTAGGTTTACCAAATTTATTACAAATTATTTTGACAGCTCTTTTAGCTTCAAACCTTGTAATATAAGGTATTGTTTGCTGATCCCACAGATTATTAACCTCATCATATTTAAATTTCATTTTAACATGATATGGTATTTCTTCTTGAGGTGGTGTTGTCATAAGACATAACTCCTTTTCCAAGAACTAACTAACCCTATTCACAATTTAACATAGCTAGGTAATTTTCATTACCAATAAAAATTTCTCATAAAAATTTTTATAATGACATTATATCAAATTGCATTTTTCAATTTTTGTAAAAAAAATATTTTTATTAAAAACTAGACGATTGAAATTTTTGGGTGTTTCAGAATTGGTGCGACAACAAAACACTTTCTAGGTTTTTTAGTGTTTTTAACTTTCCCAAAATTTTACTGCATCTGTAAGATAATTTTCTTCCATTTCGTTTCGCCAAAAATAATGGTCAAACTGTGGTTGAATGTAATCTTTTACAACTTTAGGATCTGTGCTTATCTTCATTAAGTTTTGTCTTATCTTACATCTTTGTATTATCTTTGGTATTCTCTTTTCTATATTTTCTGGTTTTAAGTCATCACAATTATCTGCACTAAATACTTTGTAAGACTCCTCATTGATATAGCAGATATAAACTGGCAACTTAAATACAGAATAATAAAAATCTATCTGTAAAAAATTATAAGGTTCTACAGTTTCTGGTAGCTTATTAGTTAGCCAAGACCTAGTGCCATCTTTTTTAACTCTACCTCTTTTAGGAAACTTACATTTGTCCTCAATAATAACTTTACCTTTTAAATCACAATAACCATGAACAGGAATGTTAATACCATCAAACCATCTAAATGCTTCTATTTCTGGCTTACAATCTTTATATCCAGGTATTGTTTGATGAGCTGCATGACCATTGGCTATCATTTTGGGTAATATTTGTTTGTAATATTCAAACTCATCATGTTGGTCAACATTAGGAATTATTTTTTTAAGTTTTTCTTCTATAGGAACAAACATTACTTACGCATTTCATTGTTCATTTTAGACATAAAAGATTGAATCATAGTTTCTTTATTAATATCTAAAAAATAATCTAAAGGTTTATTTAAAAATTTAGATATTCTAATTAAGTTGACAATAGGTATTCTATTTTGTCCTTTTTCATACTTACCTATTTGTTGAAAAGTTGTTTTGAGTGCTTTTGCTAGTATCTGCTGCGTTGCAGGTTTCTTAATATAATATCCATCTACCTCTAATTTCTCATCAAAGTTTTGAACATATATTTCTCTTGCTAATCTAGCTTCTTTTATTTTTTTACCAATGTGAATATAAAATTCATTATCTTCTACAAAGTTTTTTTTTGCTCTATCTGATAGTTTCATGTCTTTCCTTTCATTTAGGGTATAGAACCCCTTAAAATAAATGCAACTTTTTGTATATACTTAATTAAGTATATAAAAATCTAGCATCTTTATTTTCTGCTTCAACTATTCTTCGGAACAATTGGTTATATTCCTTAAAGTTTTGCAGAGTGTGTACACATTGTCTGCCACTTTCTTTAGCACCCATAATTTTTTTGTGTGCTTTGTCTAGCTTTGTGTACAACCTAATGTTGCTATTTCTTAAGCTCATCATTTACCTCACCGATAACTTTAATATTTGCACTAACAAGTTTGTGTTCGGTGATATTTACTTTTGCAAACTCACTAGGCATTTTTTGATTGTGTGCTTTTTTCGTTGCTTCTTCAACATTTGCACCATCAAAAATTTCTTCAAAATCAGCAGCTAACTCTATGCTTGATGTTTTAATTACTTTAGTCATTCAATACAACATTTCTACTATAACCAGAATATTCTCTTTTAATCTCATTTCTTTGTTCTAGTTTTTGTATCAGCACACTTACTGAATTTTTACTTTTATAACCCAATTCTTTAGCCATTTCTGAAAAAGTCGGACTATATTTGTATTTTTTAGTATAATTTTTAATAAATTGCAATAGCTTAAGCATTTTAGGAGTCATCGGTCTTTTAGTTGTTTTTGTTTTCATCTTTGACTAACCTCCTCAATAATTCTGTATATCCATTGATGTCATCAAATGAATCTTTTTTATAATCTTTTGATTGCATTATTCGCCATGATTTTAACAAAATCATAAATAAACCAAAGAATTTTAAGGGTATTTTAACATCTTGGTTATTATGAATTGATAGATATTTTTCCATAATTCCTACCATTACATAAGAGGTATGGTCAAAGTGTCCATAATCATTTTGTTTTTGTTTTAATAATCTTTCTATTTCACTTATAAATTTTACATTATCTGACATAATTACCTTTGTTATCTTTACACCAATGAGCAAAAGCTACTTTGTTTTGATATATTGGATATGTTCTTTTTCCTATTTCTTTAAATTTTATTACTGACTTATGTATTTCCTCACAAGTAAGGGTAGTTTCAAATTTAACTTTATGTAAAACATATCCCTCACTTGTAAGTAAAGCCAAAACTAAAATAACAACTTTCAATTAACTAACTAAAAAGGAGCTTGTTGTTGTTTAGGTTTTTGACTATTCTGTTTTGGTCTAGGTTCATTCTTATAACCAGAAAGTATTGTTCCCTGATCGTTTAACCAACCAATTAAACCTTTGTGTCCTCCTGCATCAGGATAGTTCATTTCGCCAGTAAACTTGTCATCACCTTTAAATAAGACTCCGACCTGTGCATAGACTTTGACAAACTTGGTGTTGCCATCTTTTGATTGAGCTTTAACACCTAGTATTGTTCCTTTGTTGCCATTATCTAAATTAACATTTCCTGAAAAATCAATTTTGATGGCTTTTTCATTGTTGGCATCATAAGGAAATAGAACCCAATCCTTTTGCTTACCACTACCATTGTTTTGCATTTTGTCCTCCATTGGTTTGTATGCTTTTTTGTTGTGATTCAAAAATCTTTTCTATTGAATCATTTTCTTTTTTCCAATTAGTATAAAGAGCAGTTAGTTTTGTTTCTGTTGTCTGCTTTTTTATTTGTTCATTAATTGAAACTTGTTTGCTATTACCTTGATTGTTCAAAGCATTAACTAATTCTTCAGCACTAGCAAATTCAGATCCTGATAATCCAAAGGTAGCTAAACATCTACCTAACGCACTTGTTGATGCGTTTTCTAATGCACTTGTTTTATTAATATAAGATGAATTTCTAAACTCCTCTGCATGACCTACACTATAAATTGTATCGCCAATATATAATTCTACTTTGACAATTACTCTGTCATTATCATGATGTAATATTTCTTCATTAAATCTTGCCTCTGGAAATCTTTGTAATAAATGTTTATGTCTTTCTACAACAATTGCATATTGTTTTCCTCTAATAGAAACTGTTGGTATATTACCTATTTCTTTTAAACATTCTTTTCTTCTGTCTTTAAAAGAACCTTTACTTTTTTCTTCTGGCACTTTTTCTGCTTTTTTCATTGTCTTTCCTCTCATCATTTAGTTGTTTATTTAAAAAGTCTATTAATTGTTGTCGCT